GCAATGCGTAAGACGAAACGGGCAGCCGTTACTGAGACAGTGCTGAAGATGCATATTGCTGAAGCGAACAAGGCATCATTGCCGCTTGATAGATGTTTGCGTATCTCCTGTTCTCGCGGATGGGCCGGATTTGAGGCAGCTTGGCTTAAGCCTGAAGACAGGGAGCCGAATCAGCAAAAGATCCCACGTAGAGAGGTTGTCCTATGATCGCACCAGGAGCAGAAGAGATTTTTAAGGCCCGCATGAAAGGGTTCAAGCCTGCTGACACAGTGATTGTTAGCCTTGTTGGCAAACTAGGTTTTGAAAACCCCCAATGCCATCCCGCGCCGGGCCAAGATTATGACTGGCGGTGGTGCAAGGCTCTAGACGTAGTGGTGTTCATGGATTCCAATTCTGATTGGGCCGCATTGCTGCCGAAGATTAAGATTTGTGAGCCTAGTGGTCTATACATTTGGGCGCATGACATGAAGCGCGGTGCCGAAGTGATGGTAAAGCCGGTACAAGCAATCAGCGGAAGCCGGAACACAATGCTGCTTGATGATGGCTCGATCCTGAAAGACGGGTGGCGTTGGGTTATCGATTTCTGTAACTGGCACGAAGAAGACGAAAAGGCATTTACGCAATGAACATCATTCACGATAGTATCGATTTCAGCGGTTACATGGAAGAAACGGAGAGCCACGCAGTTTATCCGGCTTCGCATTGGTTACAGGAAACGATTGAGGCATTTCATTCTGATGCGCCGGAACTAAAAGCGCCAACAATGCTTTGGACTAAGACGCATGGCCGCGTGCATTTCCGTCCTGCTGAGGTTTCTCTTTGGGCTGGCGTGAACGGGCACGGCAAGAGTATGTTTCTCTCCCAGGTATCTCTAGACCTCTGCCAGCAAGGTCAGCGTGTCATGGTGGCATCTTTTGAAATGAAGCCGGTTCGTCAGATGCAGCGTATGGGCCGACAGGCTTATGGCGATAGCAAACCGAGCGTTGAATTCCTGAATCGCATGGCAAGCTGGTCAAACGAACGTCTTTGGGTATATGACCATGTCGGCGCGGTCGAATGGCGTAAGGTTATCGCTGTCATGCGCTACGCAAAGAAGAATTTCGGCATTGAGCACTTTGTGATTGATAGCCTGATGAAGTGCGTAAAGGGTGAGGACGATTACAACGCTCAGAAGGATTTCGTAAACGAGCTTTGTGCCTTTGCTCATACGCACAATATTCATGTTCATCTGGTGCACCACGTTCGCAAGGGGGAGAGTGAGCATAAAGCGCCTGGCAAATTCGACGTAAAGGGCGCAGGAGCGATTACAGACCAAGTGGACAACGTCTTTATCGTCTGGCGAGATAAAAAGGCTGAGGATGACGTTTCAGCGATCCATAACGCTCAGCTTGTATGTGAGAAACAACGTAACGGGGAATTTGAAGGCAAGTTCGGGTTCTGGTTTGAGCCATCTTCGCAACAGTATCTGGATAATCGTGCTGCAATTCCGATGCGTTATTCACTAAAGTGAGAATGCTATGCCCTACGAAATCCCCGGTCGAATAGGAAGAGAAGAAGCGGCACAAGCCTGTTTGCAAGTATTGCGATATGCAGACAAAGACAGGCTAGCAGTAGATGATGTAAGGCAACTGGAGATTTATTCTCTGATTGCAGGAGAAAAGCGAGACATGCGCCCATTATCAGATGGGGCATTGTTGAAGATAATGCAGATTTACAATAACTATCATGGAGTGTGAGAATGACTAAAGAATATACCGAAGCATTCGCCCGAAACGAAATTATGCGCTTACTCAAGAATGAGCCTAGCGGATTCACAGACATGATGATGAGCCGCAAGCTGAAGATTGGACTGCCAGCATTGCGCCTGGTGCTGGAGAACATGGATAAAGACAAGATTATCCGTAAAGAACCGTTGGGCAAGTGTCGTAGGTACTACATCCCCTCGGCTGCACAGCTTGAGGCAGAATCTGCTGCAAAGCCAGTATTCAAGGTACTCAAGCCACGACTGGAGCATCGGGCCGTGATGGATCGGGTAAGGGCTGAACGTAGCGCTATTCTTAGTGTGGGGTGAGCAATGACGCATCAAAAAGCAATAATCTGTGCTTTTTTCTTCATGGCAATTGGAGTAATATTGATCGCAATCATGGTCAAAGACTTGATTCAAATCGCGAGAGAGAACAATAGATTGCTTGAGGAAGAAAAGGATCAGGAATAATGAAATACGCCCATGACGAAGCCAAGCGCCAGATAGACGCTCACACTGAGCGCCAGGGCAACGTCATGGGAAGAGATCGATTCCAGATCACAAAGAGAACGTATATCCCAAGCAACGATCCTAAGAAACCTTCGATATTGGAAAGAGTAGATGTCGGTAAATGGGAACGGTTTTGAGGTATAATTAGCGAACAGATTTCCTTTGTTTCACCCTTAGCATCACCCTCCAATTTGCCCGCTATGGACATACGCGCAACTAGCGGGATTTTTTTTGCTTACCACAAACTAAGTAAATACCAGTAGAATATCTCCCAATATCAATTCAATGGCACGCGATTACTTGCGTGAATGAGAATGAATGACGTAGAAAAGAAACCGAAAAATTCGGGGAGATTCGGAAAAGGTAATCCAGGCAAGCCGAAAGGTGCTACGAATCATAATACGCGAGCGGCAAAGGACGTAATTGCTCGCACGGCTGAAATGCTTGGTGGTGCAGATAGAATGCTCTCATGGGTTCAGGAAGATCCTCAGAATGAGAGAGTATTCTGGGGCACGATCTATCCTAAGCTGCTTCCGCTGACCGTAGCGGGAGATAAAGACGAACCTCTTCGTGTTGAAATTGTCCGATATGGGCTAAATCCACAACGAGAGTAAATCATGAGCAGATCTGGCGGCGGCATTGAACGAGACTATACCGCTGATGTAAGCCGAAGCTTAGTATCAGGAGTTGTACGAGTAAATGCTCTCTGCGTCAGATCGATTGCTACAGCTTTCTCTAGCCTATCTGCGCCTCAGGACATTTGGGCCGGTGTCGATAACCAAATGACCTTCCCCACGGCTGATGAGTCTTGGGAGGTGGTCTCTAGCAGCGCTAATGACACTGTAGGCGGCTCAGGCTCAGAAACAGTAACATTCACTATCCTCAATTTCGCATACGCTGAAATTGCAGTCTTCACAGTCAATCTCAACGGTACGACTCCTGTAGTGCTTCCCAATGCTGTTTCCTATGCCTGGCTGAATGGCGCTGTTACTGGCCGCATTACCTCAGCAGCACAACGAGTAAAGAATCAAGGCGACATTACAATTCGGGTCACTGGTAGCGCAGGGGATAATACAAAGGTGCGTGGCATTATTCCGGCATTCACTGGCAATCTTTCCAATGCTGTTTATACCGTGCCGATTGGTAAAACATTGGAGATATTCTCCATGGAAGCCAAGATTCTATCCTCTGGATTAACTGGTACTCCACGCGGTGCAGATTTCCGTTTAAACTTCCGCAATCCTAACGGTTCAGTTTCAGCGCCTAAGGCGATTACTTGTACAGACCTTCAGCCATTTGTGTTACGTGCTGAAACCAAGATTCGCGTAGGTCAGCGATTCAATTTCATCCCACAATGCGTTGGAACAAGTAATAATTCAATGGTCGTGAGTATGGATTGGGAAGGCCATCTTTATACAAATTGAGGACATTATGCAAACTGCAAACCTATTCAGCGCTCAATCCAAAGTAACCACATTCGCAGCTACTACCAGCGCACCAACGCCTAAGCAAATGTCCAATGCTGGCAATACTCTGCGTGTTGTCAATGAAGGCACAGCAGCAGTATTCATTGCAGTGGGTGATACATCAGCCACTGCTATTGCTACGCTTCCCGCTGATGGCTCCGTGACTAGCTGTTACGTCGCCCCGAATGCTGATGTGAACTTTGCTATTCCGGCTGACAGCGCTAAGTTCGTGAGCGCCATTTGTCGCTCTGGCACGGCTACGGTGGAGTTCTACGCTGGGGAATCGAGCTAATGAATGCCGCTAATCGAAGCGGGCATTGCAATGCTGACTGGCAAGCGAATGCTGGGCCATCACAAATCCTCAATAGGCCGAACGTCTGTGAGATTCAGCGCACGCGAGCGCAGACCAATACATCGGGTGCATTGACTTGGACATTTCCGATTGCTTACGGCGCTGGTGTCATTCCTAACGTCCAAATCTCAGTGGAAGATGGCACTGCGGGCGCTATCTGGAATCAGCAGATCACGGCAGTGAGCAATACGAGCGTAACTGTCCAAATCACCAAGACTACCTCTGTATCTGTTCTAGGTGTCAATGTCTTGGGAGTGGCGGTCAATCCTCAAGCGTATGTACATCTGACTGTAGCTCCACCATAAATGGCGACAATCCAGCTACCGAACAACTGGCGTCCACGTGAATATCAGATGGCCGCTTGGTCATATCTGGAGAACGGTGGGCGTCATGCTGAATTGATCTGGCCGCGAAGGGCTGGTAAAGATGCTGTATGCCTTCATTGGGCCGCTTGTGCGTCATTTGAGCGTATCGCTAATTACTGGCATATGCTCCCCGAATACAGCCAGGCGCGCAAAGCTATTTGGGACGCGGTTAATCCCAGACTGGCAAGAAGCGAATTGATGAGGCATTCCCGCATGAACTGCGCCGCCGGGTAGATAACACCAAAATGACCATTGAGTTCGTCAATGGCAGCACTTGGCAG